ACCGCCACATCGAAATATCCACCTTTGACAGTGCTCGGAACGGTCATGTCAGCATTCCTCCGGGAAACGGGCGGAGGGATACGGCGCGACAGGTTGGCCGATTACGGCTGATCGAACAGGGGCTCTGGGTGCGTTACGCTCGCTGTAGACGCGATTGTCGCGGGCCACGTGCTCCGGGCGCGGGAAGCGAAGATGGGGCGTGTGGCGCCAGCGGAATCTGTCGATCCCCGCGGCGCGACGCCGCGAACGGCTCATGGCGGTCACCAGCTTATCGGTCTGATCGACACCAATGCCGAGGCCGCGGCGTTTGGCTTTGGCCAGAACATCGGTCGCCGTCGCACTGGCGGTTGCTGTCGGTTTTCGCGCTGTCAGGTCGCCCAGAAGTCCCGACGTCAGATCGTTCTTGACCTTGCGGCTGACATCATCGGCGAGGCGACGGGCCCATGCGACGGTATCCTCGATGTCGTTGCGGACCTCTCGCGCACCGGTGAGGTGCGAAACATCCAACCCGGTCGCGGCTTTGATCCGCTGTATCCATTGGCCGCGGTGCCATTGCTCCACGCGGGCGGCCGCGTCGGGAAGGCGGGCTTCGGCTGACTTCACCGCTGCGGCCACTCGTTCGCTGGCGGCATCGAGCGCCCGGAGCAAAGCGCTGGTGTCGCCGCTTGTCCGCGCGGAATCGTACGCCGTCACGATCGCCGCTCGCTCCGCCTGCCATGCCCGCACGATCAGCACGAACGGCGCGGCCATGGTGGATCGAAGCGCCTCGGTCGGCTTGATCTGGCGGAACGGTCTCGGCCGGATCCTGGCGCGCGCGATCATAGCTGGCAGGCTGTAGAGGGCGCCGGCCAGCAATGCGGCCGCGATTATCGTTTCGGCTGTGCGGTGGTCGTCGTCGGGTCGGGAGGCCATATCAGGCCGTAATGTGCTTCACCGCCCACATGACTGCCTCTTCGACGCGCTCGCGTGCTATGTGCAGTCCGCGGTCGTAAGTGCAGATTGCGCCGACTGCCATCGGTTCGGCGTCGGGGTTCTCGGGGTCGGCGATGAACTGCGTCGGCTCGGGTGGCGTCTGGAGGCTATCGAGCAGGGTTAGGAACTCAGCGCCCTTATCCTTGATCGCGATCATCTGCACCTTCTCCGCATCGCTCAGCACGCGATACTGATGGCGGACGGCATTGTTGGCGGTGCGCGCGTCTGACGCGCTATCGACTTGTTCGGTCATGTCATTCCTCCGTGATCGACTGTTTCCAGTCCTCATCGACCTCGCTGAAAAGCTCCGGCCCGAACTTGAGCGGCCCCTGATACGGCACGACCTTCGACACATCGAAGTCGCGCGGCATGGTCCACGAAATGGTGAGGTGCGGCTGATACGACGGCCAATCCCATGACGCGCCGGCATCGATGAAGCGCTGGTGGCGCCATGTCAGGCCATCCTCGAGGAATTGCAGCGCGATGGCATCACCGTCACCCATGCGCTCGACTGATCGCGGACCACCCGCACGAACGAGCAGATTGCCCTTCTCGTCGCCGGAATAGTCCGTGCCGACCGTCATCCAGTCGATCGGCGTCCGGCTGTAGGCGACGGTGACGTGCATCTGGTCGGCGGGGATGGTGGATTCGAAGCCCTGCGACTTGGCCCATGCGATCACATCGTCCGCATTCAGGAGCTTACGCTGCACGTACATGGTGCGCGGTGTAGCATCGAGGAAGCGGGCATCATTCGCGGCTCGGCGAAGTGGCGGCTTTTCGGCGCCGGTGGACTGATCACCTCCTTCCGCTTGCAGCGCATTCGGATCGATCGGGTTGCCGTTCGCGTCGACGTCGGGCTCGGATAGCGACGGGAAGCGCTCGTCTTCGGGTATCTCGGCCAACGCATCACCAAGCCCGGGCAACCACGACCGTTCCTCAAGCGTGTTCTGCAACGCCTTCTCGAACGCGATCGACGGCAACGCGTTGGTCGCCTGCAACTTCTCCACGCCCTGCATGAACGTGAAGAACGTCGTCGCCTCGTCCTTCTCGGACTGCGACGAAAGCGGCGCCCAGTCGTACCAGATGCCGTCGTCGACCTTGCCCAGTGCCGACGGGATCAGGGCTGCGTCGATTTGCGTCATGCACGGGCGCAGATCGAGGTCTTGCCGGCCCTTGATCGTCTTGTGCCAGAGTTGGATGTCGGAATCGCCGGTCGCGTTCATGCCCTGGGGCGAGATGCCCCACAGCACGGTTGCCGGCATGTCGGCTGCGGCTGCTGCTGCGGTGCGATAGGCCGCCATGATATCGGGCATGCCGGTCCAGGTGACCTGCTTGTCGTCGATCTTCTCCGCCCCGGTCGCGCCGTCACCGCCATCGAGCCACGACACCGAGTTGTTGCTTTCCCCCAGCGCGAAGGCCTGCAGGCGCTTGGCAAGCTCGGCCTCTCCACCAGGTTTGGTGAATTTGTCGAACAGCTTGGGGATGTAGATGCGCCGCAGTCTGGCTTGGCTGATCAGCGCCGCAAATCCCGTATCCGCGGTATCCACGTTCTGCACCGCGTCGATGATCGTCTGGACCTTGGCCTGGCCCCAGAAGTGAGTTTGCCAATCCGCGCCGATGATGTCGGCGACGGGCTCGGCTTTGAAGGCGACGACGCGGCTGGGATGGAACTTGATCGCGCTGGTCGCCGTGCCCTGCAACTGGATCTCGTAGAACGATGGATGCCCAAACCACGGATCGTTCCAGTCGGCGATCATCTCGCCGAGCGAGAAGCGCGACCGATGCCAGACGTGGATTGCCTTCAGGTCGCCGGCCTTGATCTTCGTGGGATCGAGCGCGGTGGCCTGTTCCTCTGGCGTGCCGCCGACATACAGCACCATCCCCGCGCCACCGAGCCCGCGCAGGCATTCGGCGCGGCGTACCTTGTTGCGCAGGTCCAGCCGCTTCTCCTCGGCCTCAAGATTCTCGATATCGGCGCTGTCAGCCTGCCAGTCGCGCCATTCACGCACCATCTCGGTCGCTGGCTTGTCGATCGCTTTCCGCATGACCCACGACCCGCGATAGGCCTGGTCGATCTCGTAGTCGGTCATGAAGCGCGCGAAATAGCGGCTGTAGCTGCGCTGGTCGGTGGTCGTGCCCATGCCGGTCAGCATGGAGATGAGCCCGTCGCGGATCGGCACGACGTTGCTCGCATCCTTCAGGCGGACACTCTCGGGTCGGATGCGGCCGGACATGCGCGCTGGGATACGCGCGGGGAGAGGGGCGGGATTACGGTTGGTGGCCACATGAGGGATGGTAGGGATTCGGACCCACGGCAGGTCGGGTATCGGCTATCGTGCGCCACCCAGCCCAACTAGCACGTCATGCCCTTACTCGTTCGGGTTCAGCTTTAGACCGCTCGGCAACATCGCCTCATGTAGCTGCCGACGTGATACCGCATTGGCGCGCGGCGCTCAATCCTTCAGCGCCGCGTCGATCATGGCCGACCAGACAGCCGGCACGACATGGTGAGGCTGCGTCTTGTGGGGGTTTGCGGTCGACTCTGCGTCGAACCCGGCATCCGTCATAGTGTTCGTCGGCTCGCGCATTTCGCGGATAACCGCACGTGCAGCATGAACCCAGGATTGCCAATTTTCCTCGGTGGTTTCTTGGCTTTCACACAAAGCCCGCGCCACCCGCTCGATCATCGTTTCAGCCATACCCGCTCCTACCACATTTCCCATCACAGCGCCCCATAATCCGGCGCGTACGTGCGATCGATCGCGACGATAGCGAACGCCCGCGACGTGCTGTCCGGGTCGTCATCGTGCTTGGCCGTCGGGAAGCCTTCGAGGTTCGTGAACCATCGGTCGTTCCACTCTCCCCGGAGCACGTCGACATTGCCGGCCTCGCATTGTGCCGAGAATGGCCCAAATCGCGTCACCTTGTCGCCCGTCTCAGTCGATGACCGCACGGTGTAGCCCGACAGCATCAGGATCAGCGATTTGACTTGGCTCTTGCCCGCCTGTCCGGGGTCTTGCGGCAGCGATATCTCAACGTCGGCCCCATCCTGCGACGCATTGTTCTTGATGAACCTCTCCACGCCGAACGGGCCTTCCTGAATGCTGGAATTGTGGGCGACGATGTAGCGGCCGTCGGGCGTGCGGCCGATCTTCGTTCGGCTGGTGTAATCAGGGTCTGGATTGTCAGACGATGGTGGGGTTGCCGCCAGATCGTAGCCGACGCCGAACACGGTTCCAGCCGGCACAGCATCGACCACGCGGCACCACGACCGCTGGAAATATAGCCCCGCGGCCGGCCTGATCTTCCAGTTACCGCCGAGCAATCGTTCGCGCTCGACCATCGGGAGCGCGAGCAACGACGCCATGTAGCCCGGATCGGCCGCCATCAGCGCCTTGTTGTCGGTCAGCTTGGCAGGAATGAACGTCAGGGACTTTGGCGGGATCGACGTGCCGTCGGGCATGCGATGGTCGGCGAGCTCTTCCAGACTATCGCCCCAGATCAGATTGTCGCCGACGCGGACGAACCAGCGCAGTATTCCAGCGCGCTCTGGTATCGCCAGCCCGGTGTCCTGGTCGATCCACCACGCAATGAGGGTCGCGACCCAGCTGTCGGCATCGGGGTTGCAGGTCGCCCGGATGTACGGCCGGACACCGCACATCGAGCGGTTGCGGCTGACCATGTACCAGAACTGAGTCGGTGTGAAATGCGTCAGCTCGTCGAAGCAGATCAGCGGTATCTGCGCGCCCTGGTAGTTGAACCGGCTCTTGTCGTGTTCAAGGTGCGCGAAGCTGACGGACGCGCCGGACGGAAAACGCCACCACAACTCGTGCTCTTTCGGGTCGGCGTCGAGCATCGGGTAGAGAACCTGGCTCTCGTCCCACAGACCACCTTCGTTGCGGATCTGGACCGTCGTGCGGCGGAAGAACACGGCGCCGAATTGCGGGTTGCTGACGTGCCGCAGTGGCTCCATGAGCAACGCCCACGTCTTGCCGCCGCCTGCCGCGCCGCCATAGATCGCGATATCGGCTGGCGAGGCGAGGAATGCGGTTTGCGGGCCTTCCTGCGGGACGATGGTGGTTTCATCGATCGCCGGCCCGCCATTGTGCCCGATCGCTGCGGGCGCGTTCATCCCCGGCTGTTATCGGGCAGCGCGAACACAGCCACGGCTGGCGCTACCGGCGCGGGCAGGTCCTTGCCGTCCTTGCCCGTCAACTCGCGCCGATTGGTGTAGGCGTTGCCCATTTCTTCCGCGGCTTGCTTGTGAAGCTGGGCAGCAAGGGGGTAGTTCTTCGCCTTCTCCGCCGCATGGGCCATCCGCTGCAGCGCCCGTAGTCGTGTCGAGCGGTGGGCGATCGGGACGAGTGTTGCATCGGTGATAAAGCCAGCGCGGGACGCCTCAAACATTTCCCGCCATTTCAGAGCAAGCGCTCTGCCTGCGTGTTTTGTCGGATCGTGCGCCTCGACGGCCTGCCGGGACACATCCAAGCCGAATTCCTCCTTGACGGCGGCGGCTACCTGGCTGGGCGTGTCAAAAGCAGCCAACGCGTTGACGATGAAGCGCTTTATCTCATCTGGGATGCTGGGTTGCTTAGCTGCCATTGGTCAAGCTTCCGTCAAGCGGCCGCACGCAGGCACGTGCCGCACGCGCCTCGGATATCAGCAAGAGCGATTGCAGGCCGGTTGGCGGCGGCATCAACCATCGCCGACACCATCGGATCGGTCGCGCCATACCGCGCCACAACGCCGACGAACTCCTCGACGTCGTGACCACGCATTGCGAAGATGGGGCGGCCATCGCGTCCGAACTTCGGCATGCCGTACTGATCGCGGCCCTGAGCGCAGTGGTAAAGCTCATGCTCGACCAGCGCGCAAAACGACGTGTCGTCCATCGTGGCAGCGGCCGGGGCCGAGAAGGTGATGAGGAAATCCGGCACCTCGCCGAACCAATCCTCGATCTGCGCAATCGCCCGAGCCTTCTGCCACCTGCCCATTGCCATCGGCGGCATGATCTCGGCCTGGCCAATGACTGATCGCATATGCCGGTTGTTCTCGGCTGTGGTCCAGAGGATGCCGAGTTCCGCTGTAGCGAGGTGAGCATGATCGGGATTGGACAGGTCGCCATCGTCAGCGATGAAGGTATCGACGATCCACTGGCGCAAGTCGTCCGCCGGCTCGAAACGCTCCCGAGCCATGTCCTGCATCAGATCGTCGGGTGGCATTGGCCTCACAACCGCCCCCCAGCCCGCCGCCCGCAACGCTGCACCTTGCGCCGTTCGGCCAGCAACTCAGCCCCACCAGCCTTCGCGATCAGCTGCCGCGTCACATCGTTCGACCGGCCATAGCAGCGTTCCAGCGCCCTATGCCCACCCTTGAGGAACAGCGCCCGGATCTCGCCCGGGTCAGTATCGAGGATTGCAGCCCCGTTCATAGCTCGATCACTCCCATGTGAGATTCCTGGGCCAGTTCCAGGAAGTCTTGCCGTGCCTCGATGCTGGCGAGGTTCCAGGCCTGCGCGATTCTCCGCATGGCACTGTCGCGCGGATCGTCGTCCATCAGCGGGAGGCGATCCTGCGACCGGATGACCTTGACCTCTGCCTTGAGCGCCGCGGTGGTGAGGCGGTCTGTCTCGGCACGGGCAAGCAGCTGTTCCGCCTGGTCGTCGTCCGCGATCGCCATGACCGCGAGGTGATGCCCGAACGTCAGTGCCTGATGACGCTTCGGTTCCGGGAAGCGCCGGCAGGTGTCGACGATCGGCGCGAACCTCTCGAC